TTCACCCACTGCATAGAAATCCTGGCTGACTTCCAAGTAGTCAATAAGATTGATTGAATTGGGTTCAATGGCGTCAGGAAAATTGGTCGCCCTCTCAAAAACATTCAGGGGTTGCCAATATTCCATGGGTATATCAAACTTTGACAACCGGAGCTTTAATTCCTCCGGTCCCATCTCTGAAGACAGGTAGCGAATGGGAAACCGATCAAGATTAATTCGGGCCAATTCCAGCATAAAAGCGGTTTTCCCTGCATTGGATGCTCCTGCTATCACGACAATATTTTTGGGGTAGATATTGACAAAGTTTTCCAGTTCAAAAGGCCACTTTATGGGTAATATCCTTGTAGTGTCAGCGTTCATAAAGTCAATCTTCTCCAGGGCATCGTCTTTTCTCCTAAAAACCCCCCTTTGTTTGCCCGTACGAGAGATCAGTCCCTCACTCACTAAACGCTCCAAAATCTTGGATATATTTTTTTTGGAACCCCTATCAGTAATTCCCAAATCCCTTATGAGATCATTTAACTTGAAAATGCCAGGAGCAGCCAATACCCATTCCCTTACCTCTTGGGATAGATTATCAGATCGCTTATAGGCCGATTCGACCTTTGCAATGGCATCGCGCTCCGCAAAAGGGGGGTTACATTGGTTGGCAAGGGCGCAAACAACCATGATTGTATCTTCTATGCTCATGCCGGACCGTTTTAGGGAATTAGCAATATGGAACAGTGTTTCATCCCGCCCCCCCTGGTTGAAATTTATTACCCTACTCCCACGCTTGAAGGGAGAGTCAACCTTGGATTGATTGAAGTTTTCCCCATTGACCATTAACCTGATTAACCAGCTAGGGAGAGGTTCAGGAGTCCCCCCCTCACCCCATTGGTATTGACTGCCGCTGACATGGAGGGATGGTGGTGCGACCACGTATCCCCCATCTCCCTTTACATCAACCCCCTGCAAAAGCCCGTTCCGGGAACCTATCCTACCGATATACTGGAAGAAATAATGAAGCCCCCCTCCCCCGGTATAAACCATGGGCGTTTTGGGTAACTGCCCATGTGTCTTTTCAACCTCATAAATCGTTTCCAGGCCGTCATTCTTACAGTCAATATCCAATACCACCAGACCAGAGATAGCTCCAGTCACGATACCCACGTTGGCATTGGGCCATTTTTTCCACCACCCCTCAATAACCTGAGGGTCAATGGTAGCGTCTTTAAGTCCGTTTTTAGTTAGGGGGTGCTTGCCTGGGCAAGCACACCCCCTGCCATGATTGCAGGTGCAGATACCCTTTATTATTCCGTGTATGGGGATCACGTGCCATCCCCGGTAAGCGTATTGTAAGGCTGCTTTTTTTAACTGTTCCGTAAGTTTCAAGGCAAAATTATTCCTTGGGAGATACCTTGTTGAACTTCTGCCGATCCCCTATTACCGTTCTAATATCGTTCAACTCCGGCCTTTCTTCTTCAAAGTGCATAAGAGTCATTAAATTCCACACGGCATGAGCCAAGTGATCCTCTGCATTATCCCCCATTAAGTAAAGATAGATGTGGTTTATAGCATGGTTAATTAAGTCTGAGAACTGAAAACCCTTATTATCCTTAGTGGCATTCCGCCAATTATGATCTCCATATTTTTCACAACCCTCACGGTATGTTTCGGCTAATCGCCGGAGGCCCACGGGAGTAATAAGATCATAACGGACGTTATCTGCATCATTACTCCGTTTAGCTTGGGGCGGGGGCCATTGAATGGTTTCCTGTTCCGTTATTTGGCCCTCCCAACAGCGTTCCGGTGGTGCATATGGTTGGGGTTCAGTCTTGTATGGACAAAAGGGATCAATATTTTGATTACTTCCCGGAGTAATTATTTTGTCATACATTATTTTCTAACTCCTTTTCTGGTAGATGAATTGACATAATAATTGACTGCCGAAAATCTTCCAGGATGGCCTCTCTTTCTGATATCGAAAGGTAGGGAAATTTAGCCCTAATCACAATATATAATAAATCCATATTGGAAAAGGTGCAGGATAATTCCATTTCCTTCCGCATTTTACTAAGGGCCATTATCGTTAGGGTATTAATTAGTTGAATTGTTTCCTCTTTCATTTGCCTTTTCCTCAATCCATTTTTTAGCTTTGTCAACCTCAGTAAAGAGCACATCTTCCATGCTCTTGACCCCCAGGTATTGCAACAATGCTTTTATATCCACCTGTTTTCTCAACGCCAAGGTTTTGAGATACTTGATTTGGGCAGGACTTGCCTTTTTATGCTCATTACTCTGATCGGAAACATTTGAATTCAACTCAACCTTGGGAGCATTTTTTTGTGCTTGTTGTGCTACTGTTCCCGATGCTACCGCCCCGTCGTCGTCATCATCGGGAGTAATCCCCACAATGGCAGACAAGGCATATCTGCGCGCATAGGTAATGGCGCTACCGATAGCCTGGGCGGTAATAAAACCATCTTTATCTTGCTTGGGTGTAACAGATAATGCACTCCGAACCCACTCTCCCGAAGTGTGGGCCAGGATAGTATAAACCGTAATAGCATCATTCTCATTGCGCATGGTCTGCATCACCACTAGGCCATTTTCGTTTAAGAGCTTTTTACAGGAATCCCAAACATGAGGCAAATCCGCGTATTTGCTTCTAAAATACGGATTGTCTGCGTTTTTGGTGGGGTTCTGTATTTTGTGCTGGACCTTGGCTAACGCTTCTACTAACTTACCTATTGTTTCAGAGTGCATTAATACCCCCTTTGGTAAATAATTTCCAAATGTTCTTTAATTTCCTCAAGTTCCCCTACCACCTCTTCCATTACTTCAGCTATCGCGGCCAAAGAGCATTGGTTGAAGGTAGGACTCCATAATCCACACTCCTCCCCCCTACACTGATGGTCATGTGTAGAAGTTAAAAATGGACATTTCATTTTTCGACCTCTTTGATGCTGATTTTGCTGATTTCTTTAGTAGTAGTTGCCTCTGCCAAAATTCCCGGCGGAATCAGATCAAGGTTGACACTTTGCCTGGGGTACCTTGAGTAAGTTACCTTAAACCCACCGGAAACAACGTTTTTCAAGCCATATTGTTTCATAATGGCTTTAATATTGTTGTAGGCTGTCTTTTTTTGATCTTCAGCCTCCTTTTGTTGTTGATGGTAAATCATATAGTTTTGACAATAAGACAAAAAGTCGTGATATTCCTCAAGACTTTCAATGTTATCTACAGGGTTGGTATCGTGGTGAATATGCTCTCGTTGGCCTTCTCCATATTCACATATATGGCTGTATTCACAATAGGAACCAAGACACGCCCAAGTTGGTAAATTGCTGGACCGACCAGGTAATACTTTCTTGGTTATACAATTTATTAGGTAAGCTGCTCGTTCTTCTACCTGTGCCCAGGCAGTCAGCAGCACATCTTTTTCTATAAATTCCCGCCAAGTCTGAGCATTATCCTTATTAAGGATTTCAAAAATAACTCCCTCAAAATCATTCTCCCCCGAAGCCTTGAGATAGCACGCTACTTGCCATAAATATTGGGGATGCGATACCGCGATCCCCTCGGCCTTTGCATGAGCAAACGCCCTAGAATTCATTGACTTTGCCTCTACTATCCAATCCCCATTCCGATCCAGGGGGTCAGAGGCCATCCCGTCTTGTCTCAGGCTGAAGTAAGCTGGAATACCTGTTAGGTAGGTCACATCTACCTGTAAATGGTATCCCCGGCCCACAACTTCATATGGAGCATTATCCAAAATTAATCCCTCTAGAAGTTCCCCCATTTTGAATATTCGTTTTTGTCTTTGGGTAAATGGTTTGGGTTCCATACCCAAGTGTTTATAAACCACTTTCCGCGCACAGGCCCCGACGTCAAAAGCATTAAGCTTGATTGGCTCCACTTTTCCCTCTTGGATTATTGATTTGTTTTTTCCTGTGGTGTGTTTTCCCTACACTTACAATATAACTGTATAGGAAAAGTTTGTCAACAAAAAAAAAGAGGAGCAAAAAATGCTCCTTTTACGAGAGAGTTAGGCAGGATGACCATTGATAGATTGGGAACTTATCTTGGTAGCTACAATTAAACCATCTAGCGTCCCTTCCACTATCTCTATCATTTCCGGGGAAAACTCGTTTACCTTTCTTAATATTAATGCTAATTTAGCTTTTACCCGATCCCTGGGTTTGCCTGATTTCATCTCTTTTACACTCATCCCCTTAAAGGGATCAAACCCCAATACTCCCATCAATATCTTGGCAGTAGTTCTGAAAGAGGGATCGCGTTGTGGACCATAGGTCATAAAATCAGAAATATTCTTAGGAGTAACGCCCCACTCCCGCGCACTATCGGATAGATTGCCCCACTCCTCTTCCTTGATCTTCTCTAATTCCCTTTTAAGAAAATCAAGCACCTCGTCAATCTTTTTGTCTTGGGGAGCCACTTGTCTAGTTCGCTCTTTTGGCATTTTTATCTCCTCCAGTCTCCCCCGAACCATTTTAAGGTTGAAAAATTTTACTGCATAGTCTAAACTATAATTAACAGGACAAACGAACTTTTCCCTATCCTGTTAATTCTAATTTAAACCAAATAGTAAGGATTGTCAATAAAAAATGTTTGAAAAAAATTCCAACAAAGCTTTAACAGTTAAACAGGTAGCAGAAAGGTTGCAGGTTTCCCCAAAATTAGTGTATAATAAATTTAAGGGGTTAAGTTACCGGATAGGTAGATTGTTACGATTCAGGGAGGGAGATTTGTATGAGTATTTGGAAAGACAAAAAAGCCAAATGGCGGTTCTCCCTGTTTTACCGCGGCAAAAGGATTTGCACCAAAGCAGGGTATGCTACCAAGGCAGAGGCAGAAAGAGGGCTAGCTCAGGCCAGAGTAGAACTGGAAGCACAATTGGCGAAGCAGGAGAGACAGGAACGGGACGGTATAGACTTTAAGGATTTCGCCAATAAGTATTTAGAGTTTTCAGAAAGGCGACACACCTTGCAAACCCACAAATACAAGTTCTTTGTATTCAAAAGCTTTCTGGAGGCGGTGGGTAATATGCCCATCAAAACCATAACCCCAATAACGGTGGAGAACTATCTTAAAACCCGCTCCTCCAACCATAATTACAACGTCCACCGCAAGGAACTAAGTGCATTATTTAATTGGGGAATCAAACGGGCCTTCCTAACTTCCAACCCTTGCGCCTATATTGATCGGCTGCCAGTAGAAAAAGCAAGAAAAATTATTCCTACACCAGAAGAAATAGGGAGGTTGTTTCTGGTAGCTGGAGAAGATCGGCCTTTCTTACAGGTGTTATATTATACCCTGGCTAGAGTGGACGAGGTGCTCAGGTTGGAATGGGAGCACGTAGACTTCAACAACAAGGTGGTGCTCCTGGGAACTCGAAAGAGGGCTAATGGAGAAATGGCTTATGACGCTATTCCAATGGGGAACGAGCTTTGCAAGGTATTGCAATCCCTTTATCGCCACCGGAAAAGCGATCAATGGGTTTTCTTTAACCCGGTAACCCAAACCAGGTATTACCACCGTCCCAAGCTAATGCGGAATTTATGCCGAAAGGCAGGAATCAGGCACTTTGGTTTTCATGCCATTAGGCACTACGTGGCAAGCCAACTGAGGCTTAATCCCCAAGTCAACACCCTGACTATCAGCAAGTTATTAAGGCACACCAATCTCAGAACCACAGAAATTTATCTACACTCCATAGGAGAAGAATTGCGCGACGCCATTGCGCAACTACCCCGGCCGGATATCCATTCCAACCAGGGAATAGTGCTATCAGACTTCAAATAATTCGCGCAATGAATCGCGCAACCACTTTCCCCTAAACAACTGAAACATAGTCGGGACGGGCGGATTTGAACCGCCGACCTCCTGCTCCCAAGGCAAGTGGGAGATAATGGGAATCCCCCAAAATTCCCTTCTTTCCTGGATGAAATAAAAATGGGAGCTACCCTGTAATCCCCATTTTTTACCTTTTTTAGCTCTTAATCGCGCAATAATTCGCGCAATTTTGAGCTTTTATAAATCAGGGTCGAAATAATAGAGAGGGTTTAGGGTACCCTTGGCACAAAAAGGGCATACCCATTTACCCTTTTCGATAAAAAATCTCTGATGGGCCAGCCGCAGGCATCCGCAATCCAGTTTAATGACTCCCTCACCCCGGTTTTCAGGAGCGAGATTCCCAAACAAACTACCCAATTCATTTCCAGCAATCCATTGATATTCGGTGTGTAACCCCAACTCAACAATTGCGTATCCATTTAAATATCTCAATTTTTACCTCCTTAGTTTTTTTTTATTTAGAAAGGAGGAGCGCCCCCCCCCTTTCCAACCTTAACTTATTTGATTCCTTGAGCACCTGGCACTGGCTGCCCAATCCAGCCGTCCTTTGTCAGAGTAACTCTCCAGACCTTAGTGTATTTTTGTTTGATCCCCCAAATAGGAAAACCTAAAACCTCAGTTTGACCAAGGTATGGACGGCCCTCTTCTTTTGTGTAAGCCGTCCCGGTCAAGTCCCAGGGTTCGGCCTCTGACCCTCCAGACAAACTGGTAAGATCAAGATCGGCATCGATCGATTCCTCGAAAAATCCATAGGCTGATCCCACTATTGTTATTTTTTTCATAGTTTTTCTCCTTCCAAGCGGTCATACATGGTTAGGACTGTTACACTATAACACTTCTCACAAAGTAGGTAAACATTTTTTGTTTTCATGGTATAATCCCTTCTCTTTACCCCGCATCTGGGACATACTACCCAACCTCGTGGAGTGGTTTTGATATTTTTTCCTTGCGACAACATTTTTTTAATCTCTCCTTATATTTAAAAACAACATAATAGCGATAACCGTTAATATGATTAGTAGCAACATCATTTTTCTCTCCTTTCCAGGGGGAGCTTATCTCCCCCTGTGCAGTAAATTTCAGAGCATTAAATATTTGCCCTTTTCCACAGATTTTTATAATCATCCCAAACGGCATCCTGGCAATCTCGGGGTAAATCTTCAAATTTAATCCTGCGGCCCAAGTGCTCATGTGTAGGCTTATCTACTGGTGCATGGCTTTCGCCATGTTGATAGAAGCCCTGGGGATGATATGGAGCACCATTCATGGAAATATATCGAAAGGTCTTGTGCCTATAGCGGCCCGTGAAGACCACCGTGTATCTATCCACGGTATCGCCTCCATTATCATAAACTCTTATATAGCGTGGCTTACGTCCTTTCATAGTAAAACTCTCCATTCTTTAGGTATCTCCATTCATTAATTTCACTTATTTCTGCAATGCATTCTTCCGAGCATTGCCATTCATACTCCTTCTGTAATTGGATATATAACCAACGCATTAAATCCCTTAGCAATTCTGCCAGGTGATCCTGGGTTACCTCGTCAACATCGCGGTTCCTGTGATAAACCTCAATCCTGGTGCAGTACTCGTTCTCACAGTTACCACAATGCATAATCTCCGCTTCCAACTGATAAAAGTGCCGTCTTTGCAGCAATGCCAGGTTCTCGGCTATAGTATGCAACCTTTTATCTGTCGGTGCATACTCCTTTATTTTTAAAACACTACCTGGAGCATACCGGTAACTTCCCTCGAAACAAGCTCCTTCTCCTTGGCAGTAAAGGCTGAAGTAGATATTATCCACTTTCAAGCCTAATATATCGCCAATCCTTTTAAAATCATCTTCAACTGCCTCGTACCACTTGAAGCAGTTGAGAAACTCTTCTACATAATCCTGGCATGCCCTCTCTCGGGCAGCCTCTGATAATTCAGAAAAACTGTAAACTGTTACCTTTTTTACTTCCATTTTGAATCTCCTTTGTTATTGTTGTTTTTTTTTGTTTTTCACTTAATTCCTTAACTAGGTGCACGGCTATTACAGCCGCGCACTAAGCAAAGGAATTAATCAGTTTTTAAATCCACACGCTTTCATGAATTCCCTCATCTCAAACTTGGAATTAATTTCCGCGAAATACTCGGCTAAGTCCATGGCAATACAATAAATTGTTGCAGCCCTTTCGGGATAAGTTCTCTCGTGCATAACCCTTTCCTTTTCACTTGCTATAATTTCAGCTATTCTTTTAAAATTCTTTTTAGTCATATCTTTTCTCCATAGTAATTTTTAGGGCATGGATTTTAACCATGCCCTGGTAGTTGGTTATTATTTATGTTTTTCTCTCACACTCATTGCGATTGAAAAGTCTATATCCTGGATAGACAAGGAACTACCGGTTTCGGCTTTTATGATTCTCGTAACTCCCATTGCCTTTAACGCACGCTTAACATAATCGGCATACGTGTTGGCGACGCCCCACTCTTTACGATACTTTTCCAATTTTTTATCAATCTTTTTAAGAGATTTATATTTCCTTTCCGCAGATTCAAGATTTATACTTCCGTGACACTCATATGAGATATCCCAAGCATAAAACCTTGGATTGTCTGCATCGACCTCGTCCGCGTTGTATTGGCATGAGATTATAATACCGCAATACTCCGGCTGATCGAAAAGTAGGGTTTCTCCATTGTCGTCGATTGCGGTGATCCTAAAATTAATGTGTCCGAATGAATAATCATCCCAACCTTTATTGATAGTGTGATACATGGTTGCAATCAATTTATGATCCCTCATTGTCCTTCTCCTTTTTGAAGGTGGTAGTTAGTAATTTCGGTTTTAGGATACTCTCCAAAACCGATTTGCCATAAGACTTCAACCGTCCATAAAGAATGACTTTTCCTTAAAGTGTCTTCAAGTTTCCTGCGGTATCGATCAACTTCCCTTACCACAGATTCAGGTAAATCTTCCCCAAAACCATGGTAGTTGGCAGCCAGTATTGCCCATTCCTTTGTTGGAAAAGGACCATGGCAGCTGTGATTGCCATTACTACCCAATTCCCATCCAGCATACCAGCCAGGGTTATGTCCGGTTTTATACCGGACCAACCAATATCCATTGCTACCTTCTTTGTAGCGATTCCATACTGCCTTACCAAATTGCTCCATGTCTTTTTCCTTTTCTGTTAAGGTTAACAAAAATCCTATGAAGATTTCTCCTATTCTGTAGAAGGTTGTCTGAAGCTTTCCTTTAGTCTTGTCAACGTGTATTGCAATGCATGTGCCAATTATTCCTGCACAGTAAAATCAATAACTTGACTAACTATCCAGTATAAAATTTTATACCAAGTCATACCAAAATTCAGTTGCAAAACAACCTAAATTGTGGTAATATATAAATAAATGGGCGGTTTAAAATTTTTATACAGGTTTAAGGATTTTTACCGTATAGGAAAACTTGCGAGTGAAAAGGATTAAGGAGTTAGCTTTTACCCTGGACGCGAAATACGTCCAGAGTAAAAACTTTTTCCGCGATACCGGAAATTGGCGCGGAAAGAGAAAAAAGCCATTTAAAATACCCTGGATAGATTGGCGAGGTAACACGCTAGCAATATTTAAGCTATGGTGGTATGAATCCTGGAAAAAACTCGGGCGACCGAGTGGAAGCTTGAATAAAAAAGCTTGCAAACAAGACGGCCCGCGTTCACCAAGTATAAAAAAGATATTAGTCACAGCTAATCCTTACTGGGATGATCCAGAAGGAGTTTATTATAATTACTGGATAATTGAATGCGCTATTGATAAGTATAACAGGTATTTTTTCGTGTGTCCCGAGTGTAAAAGAGTGTGCCAGGAATTGTGCTTGGCAGAGATGCCAGGCAAGCTTGCATGTTATAAATGTCTGGGATTGGAATTGTTGTGCAGTTACAATCCTATCCTTTATCACTATTCCCGAGCTAGAGTTTTTAGCAGTTACAAAAGATACCAGACCAAAACTAGCTTGTTAAACAACCTACTGATATTAATGGCATACCCATTCAGAATACTGGAGCAAAGGAAACTAGCTAAGATCAGAGATAGAAAGCGCGGCAGGAGAAGCTATCTAAAAGCGCGCAAAAAAGCGCGCAAAGATGATTGATAACCAGCAATCATGCCTTAGACAACCTGCCAAGATAGCAGATAGTCCACCGGAGATTGCCTACCCAAAAGCACCAGGCAGGTAGGGGGGGGTGCCAAGCCCGGCCCGGAGTCCCGTTTCCTCTCTCTATACATAGATACTTCCCCCACATCCACCCCCCGGAGAATTTTCCTCAACCCAAGTAATCGCATCCACCATACCATGGGAAGTTCATGCGATCTCCAATTCCCCAAAAGCCACGTCATTCCTACGTTTCCCGGATTTGTCGTCAAGTGTCGTCATTTTGTCGTCAAATGTCGTCATTGTCGTCATTTGTCGTCATGCAAAAAACCTTGAGTTTTTAGCATGTTAAGAAATCCAGGGTATTGGCATGCTTATTGCATTATATATAATATATAAATATATCTAGAGCATGTTTTTATTATATATATACTCTAGGGTACCTAGAGTACTATAACGTACTCTAGAGTACTAGGGTACCTAGAGTACTTTCTATTATAGTACTACTAGGTACATATAGCGTTGTCGTCATTTGTCGTCATCATTGTCGTCAAGTGTCGTCATTGTCGTCAAGTGTCGTCATCTTGGGTAAACTCCCGCGCCTTTTTGGTTGAGGTGGTTGATGCCTGGAAGCACAGTTACCTTTAGTCTTCTCGATGAGAAAATCTACTGTTCGATATTTTTATCTTGATTGTACAGTAAAAATATGTTATAATTAAAATAGAAAGGTAGGAACACCAAAACTCAGGGGATGGTATGACAACCTTTTTATGGTTTATGGAGTTATGGTGGGAAAACCGAGGCGTATCAGATTATACCATACGTTTTCTTGATTCTTTAGCTGATCTACAACATGAAATAAACCAAAGAAGGAATTATGGCAAAACCAGAGAAATCAGAATCTACGAAGGGTGGAAGGAAACGAGGGCGGCCTCCCAAAAAAAATCCATTCCCCTTGGATACGTGCGATGCCCCTACTGTGGAAACCAGTTCCTTGAAGCCTGTGGAAGAACTAGTTGGGAACCCGTTGGAAGTCAGCCGGATTCCCGCCAGGATTGAGGTTCCCCCGCCTCATGCGCCTTTCCAGTCTTACGTCAAGGATGCTGACGGGAACCCGATCCATGTGGCTTTTAGGGGCCAGGGAATAAATGAGCACTGGATAGCAGAGCAGTTACAAAATATCTTTAAACAAGCGGTTAGAATTATAGGTGACAAGGAAATTCCAGACTATAACCTCAGGTTCAATATAATCAAGTATATTACCGTTCTCTTGGGCTTGGAGCCTGCCAAGTATAATGTGCATGAGATTCACAAGAGTTCCATGAGCATGGCAATCAAGCAGATTTGCAAAGAGGACTATATTAAGAAATAATGTTTCTCTGGCAAGATCAACCCGGAGCCAAATACAGGTTTGACTATGCCCGCATTGCAAGGGAACTGAATGATGCTATTGCTGGCAATGATATGCCTACTGTGCATGGGCATTTACAGCTTTGGGGCAAGGACGATCTATTTTTTCTTATATATTTTATTTTGGGGATACGAGAAATTAATCATCCGTGGCTAGTTGAAAGGGTTTACGAGGTAGATGATTGTTGCAACCGCACCCTTGATTTGTGGGCGCGGGAACATTACAAGAGCACGATCATTACTTACGCTAAAAGTATACAGGAAGTTATCCGAAGTCCTGAAACCAGTATTGGTATTTTTAGTCATACCAAGGATATAGCCAGGGATCACCTGCGTCGCATCAAGCATACCCTGGAAAATAACAAACTTCTTGTAGCAACTTATCCCGATATTTTTTGGGATGATCCCCAAAACCAGGCCCCCAAATGGTCGGAGCGTGATGGGTTGATTGTCAAGCGCAAGGGAAATTACCTGGAGGCTACTTTTGAGGCGCATGGTGTTACTGACGGGATGCCTACAGGTAAGCATTTTTCCATTCTTAATTATGATGACTTGGTAGTCAGGGATTCGGTTTCCACCCCGGAGCAAATCAAGAAAACCAAGGATTGCTTTGCCCTGTCAACCAACCTGGGGCAGCGCAATGGAAAGATCAGGGCAATAGGGACACGTTACCACTTCAACGATCTCTACCAGGATATGATAGATAGTGGCACCTGGATAGTTCGGATACGTGTTGCTGAAGATGAGCATGGTAATACCTTTTTCATGACTCGCAAGGAGCTTGATGACAGGTATGCAGACAACGGCCCCTATAATTATAGTGCCCAGTATTTACAGAACCCCGTAGCTGATGAGTTGCAGGAATTCAAGGGTGAATGGGTTCAATACTATCAAAAACTTCCCTCTCCGCTAAACAAGTATCTCCTGGTTGATCCTGCCAACAGTAAAAAGAGGGATTCTGATTATACTGTTATGGTGGTAATCGGGATTGATCGGCTTGGCAACTATTATTTGATAGATATGATTCGTGCCCGTCTTGCACTGCATGAAAGATGGTCTTCACTCTGTCAAATGATTAGAAAGCATCCTGATGTAATCAGGGTGGGTTATGAGGAATATGGTATCCAGGCCGATATACAGTATATGCGACAGATGCAACAGGAGGATGGGGTTTACTTTAATATAACTCCCCTCAAGGGCAGATTAGCCAAGGTGGATCGGATTCGCAAGTTAATTCCTTTGTTTAGTAATCAAAAGTTTTTTTTACCTCTTAATCCTATTATTGATGGGAATACCAACCTTATTCATGTTTTCTTAACTCAAGAGTATTCCCTTTTTCCGTTTTCCCGCCATGATGATATGTTGGATGCTATTGCCCGGATCAGGGATGATGCAATGAATGTGCAACGCCCGATAGATGCGCCGAGTTTACCTGATGCTCCGCGCCGTAAGCGTAGGGCCAGGGTTAGGGGAGCTAGTAATTGGTCGATCTAAAGAAAATCTCTGATACCCGCTTTATGGTTCAGGGGGCCAGTGCCGAAAAGGAGTATGGTTTCCTGAAACGGGTTAGGTCTTGGGTTAACGAAGCCAAGCAGGCCAGGGAATCCTGGTTTGAAGATGAGCAGTTGGATTTCCAGTTCTATTGGGGTCACCAGTGGTCAACTGCCGATATGCGGGAGATAGAGGAATCCGGTCGTGTGCCTTTAACCCTGAACGTATGTGCTACTCCGGTTGACTTGGTATGCGGCCAGGAGAGGTCGAACCGCAATCGCATCAAGTATTTACCTGTAGATAACCAGAGTGATATTCTCAAGGCCGAGCTGATTTCCGAAGTGGCCCGAGTAATTCAGGAGCGGGGTGATTCTGATTTTTCCCGGTCTGAGGCATTCAGGGATATGGTTATCGGGGGGCGGGGATTCAATGAGGTTATCGTTGATACTCGCAAAAACCCGCGGGGTGAGATCAGGATCGTTTACGTGCAACCTGAGGAGATGCTACTCGATCCCACGGCGCGGGAGTATGATCTTTCCGATGCCCGTTATATTATTCGCACGCAGCGCATGACCTTGGAAAGTATTTTGGAAGCGTTTCCAGATAAAGCCCAGGAATTATTGGAATTATCCAAGGCATTTATTGTGGGGGAGCATGATGCTCCTGTTTATCTCAACACCGATGAATTGGATGCTCCTGATAACGAATGGTATGAAGCCATCTGGAAACGGGCTTTTGACCCGGAGGATAATACCTATGAGATGTTAGAGGTCTGGTATAAGCAGGTGGAGCAGGTTCAAAAGTACGAGGCGTTCAACCCGGAAACCAATTCCTGGGAACCTATCAAGGATGACAAGTCTTTGGCAATTTTGCTTGCCGAGATGCCTGATTTGCAATACCAGGAAAAGCCTCGATGGGATACGGTTTTTTATCAATGTTTTATGGTAGGTTCCCTGATTCTCCTGCACCGTCCCTCTCCACACCAATATAAGGGTTATCCCTATGTTCCCTATTTTGGTAAAAAGGATCGTTATACCGGCCGCTGGTTAGGTATTGTTAAACCGATGCGTGATCCCCAAATGGAGCGCAATAAACGGCGGGTGCAGATATTACATATTCTCAATCGTGCAGCCAAGTATGGTTGGATTGGGGCACGTGGATCGTTTGTGGAAAAAGAACGTTGGGAGGGGGAAAGCTCCAAGCCTGGGGTGGTGTTGGAATATGATACTCCTCCGGGGGGAAAGCCACCGGAACAGATTCGACCTCCCGATGTGCCCCGCACCTTTATTGAGTTGGAAAAGTTATCCCAAATGGATATTCGTGAGGTATCCGGCCTCAATATTGAGATGTTGGGGTTATCGCAGAAGGATACACCAGGGATAGTAACTTCGCAGCGTATTCGCCAAGGTATTGTTATCTTACAGAATTTGTTTGATAACCTCACCCGGTCCACCAAGATCATGGGTAAGATTTTATTGGAATTTATCAAGCAATATTATAGTGATGGCCGGATCATGGCTATCAACGGGCAGGATGGTTTAAAATACCAGCAGTTGGGGCCGGAGATGGCGATCGGTGATTATGATTTGATTATAGAAGAATCTCCTTGGTCGCCTAACCGCCGCAATGAGACTTTTATGATGCTTCAACAGATCATACCCATTATGACCCAAATGGGTATTCCGATTCCTCCAAAGGTGTTGGATTACTTGGATTTACCGCCTGATTTGGTTCAAGAGTGGAAGGGTATGCTTGAGATGTTTATGAATAACCAGGCGGCGGGGCCACCTGACAAGGGGATTCCCTCACCGCCAAAAATGGCTCAGCCTAATCTTTAAATAAACAGGGGGATATATGAAGGAAACGGAGTTTGACGAGCTCTTTCCAGAATTAACCGATAAAGACAAGGAGCAGATGAGGGACCCAAAATCTCAATCGGAATCTCAGTCTGATCCCGATCCTGACCCGAATTCCGAGTCTCAGCCTGACCCGAATTCCGAGTCTCAGCCTGATCCTGATCCGAATTCCGAATCTCAGTCTGGTGAAGATTTTAAGGCAATGTATGAGAATCTCAAGGTTGCCCTACAGGAGGAACGAGAAAAATCCAAGACTTACAAGGGGTTTCTGGATGGGTTGGTCAACAAGCTGGAAAACATGCAAGGGCAGCAATCCCAACCCGATCCTTATCAGGATTTAAGTGAGGAACAGCGTATTGCCAGGGAACAGGCTCAGCAGGTATTGCAGAGTGAAATGAGCCAAAGGGATGCTATTTTACAGGAATTGGCTTTTAAACACCAAGTTGATTTACTGCAAGAGCAATATGCTAACAAAGCCTATCAATTTATGCGGGAGGAGGCCCAGGATTATCCCCAGGCGGAGCAGTATTTGTCTGATGTGGTAACTAGGTATGCCCAGGCCTTGTATCCCCATCAACCCGAGATGCAAAGACAGGTGATAGATGGCATGAGGTTTGGGGTTTACCAGCATCCCGAGGGTCCACGGGCGGTTTACAGGGTAGCTAAGGTCCTGGGATATGGAGGAACAACTTCTCAACATAATCCCGCTTCACCTAACCCTGTTCCCGCCCAGGTATCCATGAGCACCATGTCCGGGGGTAAGACACCTGTCAAGGGAACCTTGCAGGAACGGGCAGAAGCCCTTATCAAGATGAGTGATGATGAATTTAGCCGGATTGATCCCGGTAAGGTGGATGATATTCTTAAAAAACTTTCCGGGTGACCAATGTGGTAACCCAGGGGGCGCCTGAATAATTCAGGTGTTTCCACTCTACGGTTCGGAGCGCCGTTATTGCTTCGTTATTTTTCGGTTGACTACCGTAATAAGTTATTTTCCTCCGCTTACACCTAGCGTTAGTGGTGTGGTTACACAAATTGTGATCTTAAGTTTTGACTAAAATTTTACTACGGAGGAAAAATTCAAATGGCTATTACCTTAATTGAGTCCGCCGACTCTCTTGCTGCAAAACTTTGGTCCAAGCAGCTTATGCGGGAAAGTCTTAAAAAGACTTACTTCCGCAGGTTCATGGGGACTGGCAAGTCCAGTATTGTTCAGATTTTATCTGACACTCAGAAGCGTCGAGGGGATAAGATCACTTTCGGTTTGCGCATGCAGCTTGTAGGTGATGGGCGAACCGGCCAGCAAACTCTCAAGGGTAACCTGGAAGCTCTTGAATTTTACAGTGATGCTGTGATGATTGACCTGATGCGTCACGGTGTTTCTGTAGATACTACCATTTCTCAGCAGCGCACCGAGTATGACCTGCGGGTTGAAGCACGGGATGCCCTGTCTGATTGGTGGGCCAATCGTTTCGATACCTACATGATTAACTACCTTTCCGGTGATACCAGCATGTCTTTTGCCGGTAACTCCGGGGAAGCTCCTGATGCTGACCACATCCTATATGGCGGTAATGCTACCGCCAAGAACGATGTGGATGCCAATGACAAGTTTGACTTGACCCTGATCGAAAGAGCGGTAGTAAAAGCCCAGGTGCTTTCTCCTGATATTCGCCCCGTGCGGATTGAGGGTGAAGATTTTTACGTGATCCTACTTCATCCTTATCAGGCCCGCGATCTCCGCACCAATACCAATACTGCCCAATGGGTTGATATTCAGAAATCGGTGTTGATGGGCGGCAAAATCAAGGATAACCCGCTTTTTACTGGTGCTCTGGGGGTTTACAACCAGTGTATCCTCTATGTCAGCAATCGGATCAAGACTTACTCCGATTATGGATCGGGGGGGAATGTAGCTGCTGCCCGTGCCTTATTCTTAGGAGCTCAAGCAGGTGTAGTTGCTTTCGGCTCCAATAACGGTGTGGATAAGATGACTTGGCACGAGGAAATGGAAGATCATGGCAAGGACCTGGAAGTGAGTGCACGGGTTATTTGGGGTGTTAAAAAGACCCGCTTCAATTCCAAGGACTTTGGCGTGATTGCCCTGGATACCGCGGCTGCGGCGTAACCGATGGGGGAGATAGTCTCCCTCTGTAAATAATTTAGGAGGAAACAACTATGGCTTCTACTTTTACTGCTGCCAAGGCTGCTGCTGGCGTAATGGAAAAGTTTGTGCCTTCCGGGGTGCTGGCGGTTCACGGTCAGTATGAGATCAGCGCGGCCTTGGTGCTTAATGATGTTATCCAGATGGTCAAGGTTCCCAAAAATGCTGTTATTCTCGACGTGATCCTGGCTACTGATGATCTGGACGACGGAACTAATCTCGTACTGGCGGTTGGTGGACCCGGTGCGGCTGATAAGTTTATCACCGGTTCTACCATTGGTCAAGCCGGGGGTGTGGAGCATATGAACCAGGTTGATGGCTTCGGGTATGTGATGACTGCTGACGATACCATTGACGTGAAGGTAACTACTGCTCCCGGAAGCGGGAAAACTTCCGGGACGTTGAACCTGATCGTTCTTTATTCTATGGATGCCTAACTTGGCGGGGGGTGCAAAGCCCCCCCGTAATACTACGAAAAAATCCATGCAATATTCTGAGTTTCAAAGCCGGATCAGGACGCTCCTAAGGCGGGGAACCACTCTGGATACTGATATTCCGGTATTTATTGAGAAGGCCATCAAGAAATTGGAATGGGAGTGTTTTGAGTTTCAAAAAACCTCTAGTGTTCTTACTACTAACCAAGGCCAAGGTTATCTTGATTTACCCTCTGACTTTATTCAGGAGGCATACATGCCGGGGAAGTATTACTCCGGCTGCCTGTTGACTCCTGATGGTAATTGGCTGAAAAAGCGACACTCCGGGTATATCATGGAGGGCCAGGCCAGCAGTAATGTTTCTGATGCAATTCCCGAGTATTACTGCATTATGGGCACCAAGGTTTATTTTCTGCCTATTCCCGACGATGTCTATAATATTACCCTGTATTACTACAGGAGCTTGCCTGCCTTGGTTAGTGCGGCTGATACAAACGATTGGATTGACAAGGCATGGCCTATTACTTTTGAGGCGACTCTCATGGAGGCGTGGGATTTTCTGGATAACCAAACTGAATATAGCAAGGCGGAATATCGTATGCGACAGGCCAAAGCTGAATTTAGGAGTGTAGAGGGTCGTAATGTTGGGATGGGTCGAACCGCCTACCATGAATTTTAGGGGTAGTCGTGTTTTATCCGGTTAATAATTTTGCTCCTGATCTCAATCCCCTTAGGATTGCGGATGGCATTATTATAGATGGGGATGCCTTCTATCCTACTGAGATGGGGGGTATAGCTCCCCTACCATCTCCCGAGAATATTGCCACCGCATTACCGAGTAGGTGCTTGGGGTTATTTTCCTTTCAAACTCCTACTAACAACTTTCGTATTATTGGGGGCACACAAACCAAGCTCTACGAGTTGGGGAATAATGCTTGGATAGATCGAAGCAGGGCCGGAGATTATTCCGGGACCAGCGGGGAGAAGTGGCGGTTTACGGGATGGGGAACTAATGTTGTTGCTACCAATTTCAGCGATCCCATCCAAAAGAGTGCAAGCACTGATTTTTCAGACTTGGTAGCCGAACCCAAGGCTAAGTTTATTGCCACTTGTCAGAATTTTGTCATAGCTGCCTATACCTATGATACTACTGACGGCACCCAGGGTAACAGGGTATGGTGGTGCGCTCAGGGAGATTTTACCGATTGGACTCCTTCTCTATCCACTCAGGCGGGATGGGTTAACCTGGATGATACCCCTGGAGCCATAACAGGTTTGGTTCAGTTGGGGAATTATATATTAGTTTTCAAGGATCGTGCCCTGTATTTGGGTTCATATATTGGCCCCCCTCTGGTTTGGGAATTCAGGTTGATTTCTAAATTGGCGGGAACCTTTGCCCAGGAAGCCGTGGCGGTAACTGAAAGTGGGGTTTATTTTATCGGCCATGATGATTTCTATTATTTTGACGGGGCATCCCTGCAACGCCAGATCGGTTACGGGATTCGCAAGTGGTTCTTCAGTAAATTGGATACCTATTTTCTTAAAAATACCATTCACTGTTTTGATCCCTGGCGGCGTTTGATCTTCTGGTTTTTTCCAACTACCGATCAGGATATTCCCTCGGATAGTATTATTTTGCATTATCCTTCCGGGAGATTCGGCAGGTGGAATCAGACGGTAGAGGCGGCTGCCAATATTTTGGCTCCCAAGATCATTTACGATAGCATTGGGAATCATTTTGCTACCTACAACGATATTAATGTTGTTTACGATCACCCTTGGTGGGGTGCATCATTCTATACCGTGGGGATTATCAACGGCAGCCATCAACTACAGTATTTATCCGGTGATCCCCTGAACAGCTACGTGGAAACCGGGTTTTGGGGTGAGGTTGAGAATATACACAAAACTTATAGGGTTTGGCCCATTTTTAATACTGAACCCACTACCTGTCTTATTACTCCCAAGACCAGGTCGTCACTGGGGGGAACTGTGCATGTCGGGACCGATGTAAGCATGGTTGATGGTAAGGGTGATGTTTTAGTAAGTGGTAGATTTTCTAATGTTAAATATAGCTTGACCGGCGATTTTGAGTTCCTGGGGCACTATGTAGTTGAGCGACCCTTTACTCGGAGGTAATAATGCCTAATCTTTCAGAGGACTTGAAAACTCCAATATTTAATGGGGATATCAGGGGTTTCTCTATTGAACTTCGGCGCATTATCAATACTGCTTGGCGCGATCTCTCTGCTAAGTTTAATTCTATTACCCAGGGTAGAATATCGGGTTTCTATTCCACAACAGCACCCCCCACTACCGGGGAGTGGATGAAAGGAGATGAAGTAAGGAATAGTAATCCCCAGGAGTTGGGGGATGCGGGGTCAAAATATGTTATTCGAGGGTGGATTTGCCTTACCAGTGGGGAACCTGGAGTCTGGGTGGAGCAAAGATTTTTAACCGGAAATTAACTGGACGGTAAAAATGGACTGCACTTTTGGCAATATAAAGTTTACCTGTATTCCCCCCATTCGGGTTCCCCTGTTTTGGGATCAGGTGCTTCCGGGAGTTAGATCAATTCATGCCGGTTTACCTGTACCGGATTGGACGCCCCTGGAACTCTATAAGCAGTTGCTTGGGGGATCAGCATGGTTATGGATTGGTTCGGGGCAAGGTGAGCACTACGGTAATTATGCTGGTTTCATGGTATTTAAGCCGTTTCACAGGGGTGACAGGCTTTTGATATGGTTGGCTTGGGGGGAACCCTGGTTACATAAGGCCGGTATTGATTGTGTAAAAGAAGGTATGGAATTGGCAGAAATGCTTGCCCGGATTGTGGGTTTTAAAAAAATTGAGATGCAGACTACTCGTAGGGGATGGGAGCGCAGATTGAAAAACTTTAACTTTCAACCCTACAAGATTGTTTACTTCAAGGAGGTAGAATAATGAGTATGGGTGGTAGTAGTGGTGGGCCACGGCATGTTACCCAAACCACCAAGGTAAGTTTACCTCCCTTTGCAAAACCTTATGCCAAAGAGGTCTTGAGACGCGCACGAAAAATTTCCTATCGTGGTCCCAGTGCTTGGAAATATCCCTATTCTACGGTATCCAGGTTGTATCCGCAGCATTACGAAGCCTTGAAAATGATTAGTAATCGCGCTCGGGAAGGGTCTCCCGTAGTTAATGCAGCACAGAGTGAACTCTCCAGGACCTTGTTGGGAGATTACCTTTCTCCCAATACTAATCCCTATATCAAGAGTTTGTATGAGGCTAGCGCGGGTGATGTGACTAGAGAATGGGAAAAATCCGTTCTCCCCCAAATCCAAGCTATGGCTAACCGTAGCGGGGCGTTTGGGGGAAGCTCTCACCAGCTTTTGGCGGGTGAGGCAGCCAGGGGTTTAGCCCAGGAATTAGGAGATCTAGCTAGTAATATTTATGGCAAAAACTACGAGCAGGAGCGGAGTAACCAATTAAAATCCATGTTCTTTGCTCCACAAATGGCTGATTATGATTACCGGGATGCTACGGCCCTTATGGGAGTAGGCGATGTTCTACGGCAATATAATCAGGAAAAGCTGAATGAACGGCAATCACGGTGGAGAGAGAGCAAACTGGCTCCCCTTTATAACCTCAATGTGTTAGCGGGAGCACTTCCTACAGCAGTGGGTGGGGCCAGTAGTAGCGTATCCAAGGGCTACAACCCCTACTATACCAGCCCCCTATCCAGCATGTTTGGAGGGGCGGCCAGTGGTATCGGAACTGGACTTTTGGCCGCTAGCATGGGTATGAATCCGTTCCTGGCCGGAGGATTGGGGCTTATTCCTTTTTTAGGTGGATTATTCAGCTAGTGAAAGGAGAAACTTAATGAGTATGTTATTAAATGCAATGGGTTCTCCTAATCCTGCTTCCGATGCTGCGGCTGCGGCTAGTTCTCGGGCGGGGGGATTGGGTATTATTGATGCTATAGCTAATGAGGCGGCTACCGGTGCAGGTATGCCTCAAACCGGAGCAGGGATCATGAAGCCCCCGGTTGAGCAGAATACTCTACAAAAAATGCTCATGTTACAGATGATGGGATATGGTCAGGGTCAAAAACCACCTCATGTTCCTGCTCCTATGCCAATTTCACCTGCGGGCAATATATTTTCCCAGGTGCGGGGATCGGGTGGTATTGCTATCCCTCCGGGCATGATACCCCCAATGCCCCAATTGGGAAATAATCCTTCTTCACTTCAACTTATGCCTGGAAACATTTTTCGACAGGCATTTGGTGGAGGCTTTTAAATGTTTGACTTAAACGGCTCTGCTGCACAACGAATCTTGGGGGCGCTGTTGAGTGGGGGGCAACCCATGTTACCCGAATTAAACCCTGTTTCCATGGCAAATCCTGATCTTCAGTCTGATTTTTTGAGGGCTTACCAGGACTACCAGGCTCAAAAGCAAGCACAACTCCAACCAGGGCAGCCCCGACAGGTTACCCAGGAAAGGGTCCAGGATGATTGGTTGGACAATCCCATGATTCCCTTGGGGATGGGTCTATTGGGTTTTGGGGCTAATATGATGCAACCTGCGTGGCGGCGGGGGGCAGGGATGGCCCAGGCAATCCCTTATACCCTTTTGAGTTGGGCCAGTTTGAAGCAGAGGGCAAAACAAGCCAAGGCTAAAAGTGAGTTGGAGCGGGAAAAATTGGGATTGGAAAAATCCAAGGTTGCGGTTGATTGGTATAACGCCATGAAACCCAATACTCAAAATATTACACCATTTAGCCTATTTGCTTCCGGGAACCCCGAACAGCAGGAGTTAGCTAAACAATGGATAGAGTTACAGAGCAATAAGGGTGATGTTAGTAACCCTGTGCAGTTTATCTCGAAAGCCATTGAGATGGGTGATGAGGATATGCTTAATTTTGGGATCAAGCTCTTTGAGATGCAGCACCAGGGTTGGAAGCCGGATACCTGGCAATTGCAGGATGGTAGTATAGTCAGGATTCCTATCAATCAGAACCCCCCGCCGGGGGCCATACCGGTGCAAACCGATCCCTTCAAGGCTTTTATTGCCCAAATGTTGAGGGGGCAGGGTGGGGAAATTTCAATGCCCAAGCCAGGGGAAAAACCTCCTGGGGTGGTTTCCGGGACCCAAGCTACCAAAACCCAAGATACTCCCCCTAGAGAACTACTTAAGGAGGGAGTGCAGACCACTTTTGATGATGGGTCGGTTTGGATGCTCAAAAACGGTCAACCCATAAGGATTAGATAGGCATGAGAAAATGGAGGATCGTAAAAGAGGAACCCTTGGGGGAAAATCCTTATTACGATGACTTGGTTTCCAAATATGCTCAACGGTATGGTGTTGATCCTCAATTAGCCATCAGGGTGCATCGTGCTGAGTATGATCCCAATAAATGGGTAAGCCATGCGGGTGCCAGGGGACCAATGCAGTTAATGCCTGATACTGCTGATATGTTGGGAGTTAACCCCGATATTATAGAGGAAAACATTGAGGGCGGAGTCAGGTATCTAAAAATGATGCTGGATCAATTCAAGGAACCGGCATTAGCTCTGGCTGCTTATAATGCGGGGCCGGGGGCTGTGCAGAAGCATGGGGGAATACCTCCTTACCCCGAAACACAAAGGTATGTCAAAAAAATCCTTGGTGATTCCAGGAATGAGGGTGTTAGGGAAGTAATGCGGAGGTTTGTGGGTGGGCAAAAGAAACAACCCCAAAAGCAATGGAAGGTAGTCAAGGAGGAACCCATTACCTCCAAGCAGTGGAGGGTGGTTAAAGAGGAACCTGTTGAAATACCTTCTTACGATATTCCTGAAGCTACGGTGGAAGTAATCAAGCCCTCGGAGGTAGGTCAAGCTCTTAAGGATACAAATAAGGCTTTAGGTAAACCCGCAGAGGGCTTTATACGGGGTTTGCAGTTGATGTATCCCGCCCTTACATGGCCTTCTTTATGGGAAACTCTTGGGGGCGGCGCTAAGGCTATTGAGGATTTCAGTGCATGGTTGGGGGGCGATCAAAAGGCTGATCCTATAATATCCCAAGTGTTTGATAAGTTGGCTGAGGGTGCGCGGCCGGAGTGGAGTAAACCCCGCAATACTGTGGAGCAAATTGCTGCAATTCCTTCCAGTATCGTTGAGGGGTTGGCTCCCTATTTGGTAGTGGGGCAAATAGCTGCTCCCCTTAAAGCTGCCACTCCCGCGGGACACGCTGCCAAGGTTGCAGGTGAGATGGGGGTAGTGGATGCTCTTAGGGGCTACCATGAGGGAGGCATTGAGGGGGCGGTAAGGAGTGGTGCAGTAGGAGCATTAACCGGCCCTGGTATCGTAGGTGCTGGCATGGCCCCCGCCCTCAAGGGCAAATTACTCAGGATACCTGGACGGGGCATAGCTGCCTTGTTGGGGGGTGCTTTAGGTGGGGCTAGTGGGTTGGCCCATGGTTCCACTGATCCCATAGACCTGTTAACCAGTGCGGGAATTATGGGCGGGTTGTCTGCTTTGGGTTGGAGGGGTCCACTTCCAAAAGCTCCAGAGCGGCCTGTAGATTTACAGCAAGAGCGCATTGCCAGGCTACAAAAAGAATATCCTGGCATGGATAAAACCACTGCCAAGGAGATTGCCCAGTCTGATGTTGATTATGCCAACGTCATGAAAGTATCTCCCTCTGCTCGGGCAATCCGGCCTGCGCCGGTGACCGCTTTTGATGTTTCCACCCCTGAGGGTCGCTACCATCGATTAAAAGAAATCTTTCCCACCATGCCAGAGGATGTAGCCCGTAATATTTCCAGAAATGAAACTTTATACATTAATGCCCTGAAGCGATCGGGGGAAAGGGCTGTTAGCGGATCGGCTGAAACCTTCATGCCTGATCCCAACCTACCTCCCCGTCAGGTCAAGATTAATAAAACAGTTACTCTTGAAGATTTTTACGGGTTGATAAAATCCAGGGATGAGGCCCGGATTGAAGCTGAACTACGAGGGGTAGTGCAGGATCGGGGTGCCAGGGTTGCGATTGATTGGTTGAATCCTGGTAAAATCTATGCCCGCTTGCGTTATCAAGAGGGTGTGCCCGTAGAGAATGCCAAGGATATGGCTCGGGTTTATGAGAAAATCTATAAAAAGACCCTACCCTCTACCATTCCCCAGGAGCAAAAAGCCCCTCCTGTGCGCTCAGAGGGCGATCTTATGGGAGGAACCCAGGCACTTTTAGCGCAACCTGCCCAGGTTGAACCCTTGGCCCCTCCCAATATAATGGCCCAAATTCGACTTGGTGGTGCTGAGGGGACCGGTAAGGAATTAGTGCGCCTACAGGATATTCGGGCAAAAATAGATGCTCTTATCGCTCCCATTCGGGACGGTAGGTTTAGATTAGGCCGTGGTTCCCGGAAAGTCTTGGGGATTGCCAAGACTCGTGAGTTGGTAACCAGGTTGGCTAAAGGTCATGCAGAGGATATTCCTGTAATTGCTCACGAAACGGGGCATCATCTCCACAAGCTCCTGTATCCTGAAACCGGATTCAGGAAAACCAAGAGTGGAGATTCAACCCTGATTGTTCCCCAGGAGTGGAAGCCGTATCTCCACGAGTTGGACCCGATGGCCTATCCGGGGGCCAGGGAACCCAAGGCTATAGAGGGTTTTGCGGAGTTTATCAGGTATTATATAACCGAACCCGATAGGGCTGCAATAGAAGCTCCCAATTTCTATAGGTATTTCGAGGATATTCTCAAGGCCAAAGACCCTTATATTTACAACCAGTTGTTAGATGTTTCCAAGGCCTATGAGACATGGATGAAAATGGATGATGCCACCTATCTGGAATCCCGAATTCGCCGGGGTGCAGATGGGGCACCCTCTCAAAAGCCTCTACTGGATACCCTTGATAAGATTAAGTATTATTTTGTGGATGAATATTGGCCCCTGGAAAAAGTGGAAAGACTTATGGCAGAGGGCAGGGAGTTGCCTCCTAGCCTTTCCCCTGTAGCCCAGGCCCGTTTGTTATCTGGTTGGCAAGGTAAGCCTCAGGCTTGGCTGGAATATAAACGGTTCAACTTTAAGGGCAAGGAAATCGGTAAATCCCTTAAGGAGATTTTGGCCCCTGTCAAGGATCGTATCAAGGAATTTGAACATTACATTGCCTGTAAGCGCGCCCGTGAGCTTGAATCCAGGGGTAAGGCATCGGGGTTCCGGGATGATGTAATAGAGCGCACCATTGCCAAGTATGAACAGGAGTTTTTTCCCGTATTCAAGGAACTCTTGGCGTTCCAGGATGATATGGTGCAATATTTGGTGGATGCTCAACTAATAAGTCGTGTTGTAGCCCATAGCATGAGGCGGTTGAATAAGTTTTATGTGCCTTTCTATCGGGTTATGGAAAATGATGCCCTTACTAGTTTAACTGGTGTTCAGCCCAAGGGCGTGGAAACTCACAATCGGTTAATCAAGCGCATCAAGGGTAATGATCGGGAAATTCACAGTCCCCTTGAAAGCATACTTCGCAACCTCTACACTTTTATGTATGCAGCGGAACGTAACAGGGTGGGGTTAGCCCTCTATAAACTGCACAAACGGGCCGAAAGTAAGGGCCGACTAATGGAGGGGCCGCTTCCTCCCAAGCTCATGCCGATCAAGGGAACTATAGATGAGGTGGTGCGGGGTATCCCGGAACTCAAGGATTTGGTTGATCTGTATGAGATGGGTGATATGGATTTTACCATATTTCGCCCTTCCATGTGGCAACGCGACGCCAATCATATTGCTATCTATTTGAATGGTAAAGAAAAAATCTTTAGAGTTCCTGAAGATTTGGCTAGATCCTACCGTGCCCTGGACGGCCAGAACATGAATTTGGTAACCAAGATTCTTAACTATCCGGCCAGATGGTTGCGATCGGGAGCGGTAGTTTACAATCCTGAATTTGCTATCCGCAATCCCTTCCGGGATATGTTTGCAGCTTTTGTCTATACCAAATACGGATTTAGGCCAGGGTATGATTTTATACGGGGTATGTTCCATGCTATCAAAAAGGATGATGTTTACTGGGATTGGGTAAGGTCCGGTGCTCCCACTGCCATGATTACCCGCATGGATCGGGAATTTGTGGGCAAGCGGTTAGAGGAAATCCTGGAACAGAAGGGAGCCAAGCATCTTGTTAAACATATCCTTACTTTTCCCAAGGATATTCCCAAGGTATTAAGATTACTTACAGAGTATGGCGAATGTGCTACCCGTTTGGCAGAGTTTGAAAGAGGTCTTAAGGCTGGGGGCCGGAGTTTTGAGGGTATTCAGAAAGCAGGGTTGGCCGCCAGGGATATCACCCTGGACTTTAATAGATTTGGGGCTTACGGTCGAGCAATCAATGCTGTAATTCCCTTCTGGAATGTTAATATCCAGGGGTTGGACAAAATGATGCGGGAACTTACCCGCAACCCAAAAAAAGCTGCAGTAATGTGGGGTAAGATAGGTGGTAGTATAGTTTTACCGTCTATTCTCTTAACCTTGGTTAACCATCAAGACCCGCGGTATCAAAACGCTCCAGAGTGGGAAAAGGCTCTGTTTTGGCATATCATGCCCCTTGATCCCAATGCTGAACCTTGGCGCATTCCAAAGCCTCCGGGCTTGGGCATGTTCTTTGCCACTGTTCCCCAAATGGCTTTAGAGTGGTATTTGGATCAAACTCCCGGAGCAAGTGGTAGGGCATTGAGGACTATAGCGAAAAGTATAGAAACCTTCAATCCTGGTTTTATGCCCCTGGGTTTTTTGCTCCCTCACGAGTTGGGATCAAATTGGAGTCACTTTTTACAGCAACCTATTGAGGGACCAGGGTTACAGGGGTTACCCTACTCAATGCGCTATGGCCCTTATGACCGGGAGCTTACCAAAACTGTGGGTAAGTTGCTTGGGCAGCTTCCACTTATAGGGGAAACCCCGTGGGCTTCCCCAAAGCGAATTGAGTATGCCATTCGCAGTCTATTTGGGGGAGGCGGCAGACTGTTGTTGGAAATGGCTGATGTGGGTTTGCGGAAGATGGGTCTCCTGGATGATGTGAGTAAGCCCACCCCCCTGTTGTCTGATATTCCTATACTTAGGGCTTTTAAAAGCCGGTATCCGGTCAAGGGGGAAGTGGTCAAGGAGTTTTACCGCAATTATGAGAGTGCCAGCCAATGGCAACAGGGAGCTAAACGGTTAATTGAGGAACAAAAGCCGGGAGAGGCACTACGGGCCATGGCTCAACACCCCCAGGCATTTGTCAAGCTTAACTCTCATTATCGGGGTCTACTCAACTTGGACAAGATAGCACGTTTTTTATACTTTTCCCCCCAGTTTACGCCCGAGCTGAAGAGAGAATGGATAAATTGGATATTTTTGACCCAAACCCACATTGCTCAACAGGGGAATAAAATGTTTTACGAATTAAAGAATCGGGTAAGCCAAAACCTTAAAAACTGATAATTTTGCCACAATATTAACTACATAGTAATAGGAGTAAAAAATGGCTGTAAATGATACTTGGGCCGAGTGGAAAACTGACGATAGTAATTTGCCTCCTGGCACTGCCACCCCAGAAATTGATGACGAGCTTCGCAATATTAAAAAGCAAACCAAGATTAACTGTGTTGACCTATCCTCAGATCAAATCATTACTGGTCAAAAAACCCTTCAAGATATAGTAATTGAGGGGGCGGCTTTTAAGGATGCCATTGTAGATGCTCACGCTTATGGAACCAAGGGAACCCAGGCAGCCATTGAGGCAGCTATTACTGCCATTGGTTCTGACTTAAGAACCTTGCGGTTGGTTCCTGCTACATGGAGTATTACTGCTGATCTGACCATTCCCTCTAATATCACCCTTTGGATAGAGCGCGGGGCAGTGCTGGATATAGCCGATACCAAGACCCTGACCATCAATGGGGGATTAAGGGGTGGGCGCTATAAGTATTTTACTTGGACGGGCACGGGTAAAGTGGCCTTTGGTGAGGGTTCCCTGATTTATGCTGCTCCTGAATGGTGGGGGGCAATAGCTGACGGCAGCACTAATTGTGCTCCCGCTTTCCAGGCGGCGTTTGATGCTTGGCCCTGTTTATCGGGGGCAAGGGGCACATACGTAATTAATAATACAACTATTTATCTAAATAACGATGGTGCTCATAGCGGGTATCATGGTTATGTATTCAAGGGCTTGGGAATAGAAACCAGGGTTAAGTTTACCAATTTCACTTCCGGTTATTGTGTAAAAAGAAACGAAAATGCAGATGGTGATAAGGTTTGGAGCTTCCCTACTTATCCAAGCGTGCTGTTTGAAGATGTGTTTTTTGAGACTGATGCGGGAGATGGGGTTCCAGCCGTAGATTTTATAAAAATGCGGGAACGGGGAGGCATTTTTCGCAATGTTCGATTCGAGGGTTTTATCGACTGCGTAGAGGCTGAGGATTACTGTGATGGTTTTGTCTTTGAGAATATTAATGTTAAGAACTGCAAACCCAGTGGTTTCCTAATGAACTTTGCCAGCGATGCAGGTGACAATCTCCGAATGGAGAATGTTAACGTTCACCAAAGCTCTGACTTCCAGACCGCCAATAACTGCAAGATACACTCTTATGGTATTTTAAAAACCAGTGAGTGCAAGGGTGCGGTAATTGACTGTTGTATTGGGGGCAGGTTTGAAATAAGAAACTCCAATGGTATAACCATTAATGGTTGCCATGTTGAAAACTGCTCTTGTAGTGATTTAGCCAATAGTAGTTGGATGGTTTTGAACGGTTCGGAGGTAACGATTAACCGTTGTTTCCTGGAAAATAATTGGGACTACCACGTCGTCTATATTAACGACAATACAGCGACAAGTAAAGTAATTACCCGCTTAACCTTAAATGAAAATTATTTTGTAACTGCGTGGTATTCCGGTGATGGTTCTCCATTTGACAAGGCCACTTCCGATCTATACATAAAGAATCTACAACAGGATGGTTCCATTACCTTAAAAAATAATATTTCTGTTTTTAAGGCATTGGCACAACGCCAAGGTGAAAATGGGCTGAAAATAACTGCTGAAGACAGCAATTTGAATGACGCCTTGGCAGCTCTTCCGAATTTATGGTGTGGAGAACTGGAGATAATTGCCAAAAACGGGGATGGCAGTTATGCAGTAGGGCCACCTCATGCAATAAGGGAAGCTTTTTATTGCACCAATCCAGAAAAAAAATCCCATCAATTTATAGCCAAAGCAGATGTTGGCCCATCGGATTTGGCGGTTGATGAATACTTCTACTATTTGAATACCATTACCGATACAGGCAAGGGAAAAACCGGGGAGTTTTCAGTTAATGTTACGGAAGCGGATAAGGTTATCAAATTCATATTTGATTTGAAAATACCCTATGTGTTAGTTCGCTTGTTCCGGGGCACTACAACAGGAACCTACACGCATTATGTGGATATTCCCGTAAAGCATTCAAAATTAATACTCTATGACTGCGGTAGTCATATAAGCGGTTTGGCATGGCAACCGGTAGGAGATTTAACTCCCTACCAATACCTGACTCACAAAAATGCCATTGTGCACTCTTGCGGGAAACGAATCTTTTTTGGTAATTCGATTCCCACTCACGGTGAACATGTAGCCGGGGACCAAATAATCTTTACCAGTCCTAGCGCTGGTAACCCTCCTGGAGCTGTATGTGTGACTAGTGGCGATCCCGGAACCTGGGTGAATATGGCTAACTTGTCTACATAATTTTATTACAAAAAACTTTTACTATGTAGTAAAATATAATTAAGGGGGGGAGAAGGTGAATGCAGATTTGTTTAATACCATCCTTGGAGTTCTTATCTCATCTCTGTTGGGGATTTTGCTTAATTTTATCAGGTGCTTGCGTTTGGAGTTTAAGGAATTTAAGGAAAACTGTGAAAACCGCCACGACCAGCAATGTAGAGTCAATAAAAACCACGAGGGGAGAATTTCCCACATCGAGGGTTTGCTCCGGCTGCGGGATTAATGGGAAATGTGCCATAGAAAAAAGGCTACGGAGAGAAATGGATAAGATTCAGCAGACTTCAGCCTGGAAGTACGGGGATAGGGTGATTCTTAAATACCTGTTTGAAAAGGCTGTGGAACGCTCTATTAATGCGTGAACCTGTAATTCGGGGGAGTTGTGCGGATCAAGACCAGGCGATGTGATTTTTGCGGTAAAATCTATCAGGGTCGTGGGGACAGCTATTGTTCTCATAAATGTAGGGGAGAAGCCAGTAGGGGATATCGGATAGTGGCTCTCCCCGATATTCATTCTGAACACGATAAACCTTGGCATGAATCTTACCTGGCTGTAGAAAACTTTATTTTGGAGGTGCACCCCGAGATCATCATTTACCTTGGTGATGCCATGGAAATGGGGTGCTTCTGTCATTGGAATAAGGGCAAACCAAGGTTAATGGAAGGTAAGCGATATGTCAGGGACTGCCAGCATATGCGGGAGAGAATAGAAAAACTCCGGCCATGTTGCAAGCGAATGATTTTTATGAAGGGTAACCATGAGGCATGGTTGGATCGCTATGTAGATGAACACCCTGCCCTGGAGGGCAAGTTGGATCTAGGAATAGACTTGGGCCTGAATGAAATGGATATAGAGATAGTTGAGGAAAATGCCATCCTTACTATCGGCAAGATCAACTTTATCCATGGGTGGTTTACCAATAAATACCATGCCCAGGCTACCATTCAAGCGATAGCCGATAATGTTTTTTATGGGCATACTCATGATGTGCAAATGGCGGTCCCTCGGATGCGACCAGACCAGGAACCCCATATTGCCATGTCAATAGGTTGCTTGTGTAACCGCAACCCTCATTATCGCAGAAATCAGCCTAATAATTGGGTAAATGCCTTTGGGATTTTTGAGGTGCGAGGGGATGGTTCCTTTACCCCCTATGTGCCAATTATAATCAATGGAGCGTTTAGTTATGGTGGGGAAATTTGGAAGGGCTAAAAAAGCCATTGGGGAATTTGCCAAGGATTTTGTAGCCATAGACAATACCAGGGTAAATACTGCTGCGGTATTTGCCTGTATAGGGTTTGTGGCGGGATTGTCGGCTTTTATCTACTATGCCTTCGTGTTACAGCAAGATATCGGTTCCAACCTGACCACGCTTGCATCGGGGCTGATGGGATTGAGCGGAGGCAGTTTCGTAGCCTCACTATTCAGCAGGAGGTAATCATGTGGAGCGTTTGGGGTGTTCTGTCAAACATTCTTAGTGTGGGTCTTGGTAAAATCCTGGCTATTATGGCGGGGTTGGGGGTAATGCTGAGGTTGTGGTGGGTAGGCCGAAAACGCCGGGAGGCGGAGAGAGAGGCACGCCGATACAAGGTAGCCCTGGAGGTTGAGAAGGTTAGAACCGAAAGGAAAGAGCATGAGAAAAAGCAGTTTGATCGTATCAGGGAAGTTATGGATAACGGGGATGTTGATAATATCCTGGCTGAGTTTGATCGGGTGCGCCAATACGCCAAGGGTAAGGTTAGAACCCTACCCTCGGCCGATACCTCCAAAGATAACTAGGAAAGAGGTTATACAAACTCCCCGGTCGTTTATGGAGAAGGTGCTTCGGTATTTCTGGGAGTCACAAACCAAGTTTGACGTAGATGAAACCATTATTGATAAGTTACAGGAATAATTACCGATTAATTAATCCGCAATCGCTCTAACATGTGACCAACCGCGGCATCTCCGGGCTGACCGGCTAGCATAATTCTCAATCCGTAGATGGCCCAACGATTGGCATCGGGGCCGAAGCTGGTAGTCCTGAATAGCATGTAAGCTGCTTCCTCCCGCGTGAACTTGGCGACTCGCCGGGCGAGCAATTCCACCCGGTCCAAATTCTTGACCCGGAGTTGCAGGCGGAAAATCAGGCCGAGCTTGGCGCCAGCCTCTTCATCCAGGGGCAGACCAAACCTCAGGCGCAACCCAAACAGAGTAAGGTAGCGTTGCAGTTCCAGGGGAATACCGGCTTGGTCTCTTACCTTGGCGACAATCTGCCGCAGGACCGGCAAGGTGCGGCGTAATGCCCCTCCCCAGATACGCCCTATTTCCACCAAAGTTTTTTTCCGAGGCTGGGATAATTGCGCCCTGCCCCAATTATTGCTCTCGCCGCGGGACTCCCGCTGTTCATGGACTACCAATTCCAGGGGCGGAGAATCCTGCCGGGTGGTGATTTTAAGAATGTAAGGCGCCTGACCTAATAATGGCGCCAAATGCTCAGAGTAATGAGTCACGAGGTCAAAATTCTGCTGTTTATCCATTTTTTTAACCTTTCAAATTTTGTGAAACATTATAAATTCTGAACTTGTGATTTAATTGTTGTCTACCATAGAACTCAAGAAATTCCAAAAGCCCATTAAGGCGCTCCGGGTCTTGTGCCGCTGGGCCGTCCAGAACAACCGCCATGGTATCAGGGGAATCTTTTTGCCCATAGATTATAGGAGATTCAACCGTGCAAAACCCCTCTAACAAAACGGGAGCAATATCTTTAAAACACATTAAATCGGGTATATTAAGAGCTTTCACTTATTCTCCTTCCTTAATTCCACAACCCCACATTCTCTAAGCGCTCAATCGCACGGTCGATTAACTCCTCTAGCGATATTTGACCACAACGATAAAGGTTTCGACCTGCTAAGCAGATCATACAAGGAGTTCCAGAGTAACCCAATCTCTTATGGGCCATTTCAGCAGCTTTGCAAATTAGACAATGTTTATTTCCAATATAGTTATACCTTTTTCTATTCAAGGCCAGACGATTCTTGCGAGATCGAACTGAGGCCTGTGTTGTTAGCCATACGTCCCACTGCTGAGGAGTGGCAATTGCGAGATAATCTTCCTTTGTTATTCTTAACTCCATTTTTAGTTTCTCCTTTTAGAACGTTTTTTTTCTCCGCTTCCAAAATCAAATTTCCTATCCACTCTGCAACCTGAGGAACAACCGCGTTGCCTAGTCCTTTAATTCGGTCCACCCGAGAGGGAACCCCATGAGCCACTCTACCCACGTTGGGTTCAGTGGACCACCATTGCCACCACTCACTGCCTCGTTTAGTGGCCTTGAGTTCCGAGATAAAGTTATCTGACTGGCATGGGAAGACTTCCAATCCCTGCTCGAGGGAGTGGGCCATGTCTGATTCGCCTTTTTTACTGCTTCTCTCAAAGTCAGCATCCCAGTTCTTCCTTGATGTCTTGGTCAAATCCTGCCGTCTGCTGCGGTTGGAGTAGGCCACCAGGAACACCCTGTAACGCAGGTGCGGGGCACCAAAGATGGCCGCGGGTATGCAATCCCATTCCGCATCATACCCGCCCGCGGCCAAGTCCCCGAGTATTCCTCCAAAGAGCCGTCCATTCTCAGCTGACAAAAGCCCCGGTACATTCTCAACCAGAATCCACCGGGGTTTAATCTCGCAAATGGCCCGGTTGAATTCCGGCCAGAGCCAACGCTCATCTTGTGACCCCTTTCTTTTCCCGGCGCATGATACGGGTTGGCATGGGAATCCTCCGCAGAGAAGGTCAACTCTTGGGAGTTTAGTAAAGTCAACTGAGAATATATCCTGGTATTTTTGAACATCGGGCCAATGTTTTTTTAAAATCTTTTGACAGAAATCGTTAATTTCGATTTGCCAGGCAATTTCAAACCCGGCCCTCTCCAGGCCCAAATCCAGGCCGCCTATGCCGGAAAATAAAGAGCCAACCTTCATAAGTGACGTTTTTTGTGTTTGATTGTTTTGAATGGAGTAATGTTAACATAGTCATGAATTCGACCACAGACACAACAGGTGGGGTAACAACGCCACTTGTCGCTTGCAAAGATAGGTATGACGTCATTATCGTTTACCGTTACTCCAGGTGGAAGACAGTCAATGCAATAAACATCACGATCAAATATGACTGCCTCGAAGTAATTGGATTTCATTCCTTTCTCCTTCCAAAATTCAGCGGGGACCGGATTCCCACCCGGCTTCCAACCCTAAAGGGTTGCTGAAGTTCTCTGTTTTTTTTACCCTTCCGCTCCTGGTCTCTTTCCCCCGGCATAGCCGCCCCGCTAAAATCTGCTTATTCCTCTATCATAAAATCCAATGAGTATCTTGGCGTAACCCACCAAAGGGTTCCATGCCTCTGTAGGTCTATCTTCATACCACAAACAGGGCAAGTTAGGCTGGTAGGAAGTTTAGCCTCCCCACCATGCACCATGGCGCTTTTCTCACAGTTTGGACAGGGTATAATCCGTTCCATTAGTTAAAATTCACTCTTTGGGTAAGCTCACAAATTCCCGGTTCATATTCGGGGTTCCAGAGCACCAATCCCCCCATGCGACTAACCTTGGCGGCGGCCTGGATCAACCTGTCAAAGTTATCCCACCTGTCTTGCCCTGGCCGCGCTCTCCACCCCGTGCTTTTACCATTCTTAAGATCATCACTTCGGCAAAAAACTTGATGGTCACTGGTAAAGCTCATACACCGTAGGCAGTTTTCATTATCTCGGAACTCCAACCTGAGCACTTCCACAGGTTCCCGAGGTTCCTCCAACCCTATCCTTGCCTTAACCTTTGCGCTTAAAAACTTTTTGTAGTCCATTACACTCTCTTATATTGGGTTTTTAAATCCTGGTATTTCCGGCGACTACCCGTGGTTACAACCGTAAAAACGGGAATTTGATTTCCCTTGTATTCTACGATTTTGTGGAGTTGCAGCTGGTAATCGCGTTCATGGGAGTAATTACCATTATAAGCTTTTATTCTTAATCGTTTAGCCACTGTGCCTCTCACTTATTCCTCCTACCTTAAATATACTATACAGTAAAAATTAAGTCAAGGAAAATTACCTGTAATCTCCGGCTCCGTGCAGCATGCCTTTTTGCATCCTGTGTTGCAGTTTGATTAGGTTAGTGTGTGCAACTTCACCCAAACCAATCTTCAATTCACTACAAAGAGTAGCTATATACCACAGTATATCACCAATCTCGTAGGCCAATTCCCCTATGGTAATAGTCGATAATTTATTATCCTGGTCTCTCTGTATTTTTTTTATTTTGTTCAGTAGTTCTCCCACTTCCCCGGCCAATCCTAAGCAAGGGTAAATATAGTTATTACCTACACAAGGATAAACAGCGGTTTTTTTAGCTGCTTCCTGGTAGGTATCAAAATTCAATTCTTTATCCATATCCTTCTCCCATATTCGGCCAGTAGCAGGGCTACAGCCTGATCGTGGTTGATGATAGTTTGGTTAACCAGTTGATTGGCTTTGACTATATGAGCTTTTTTATTGCCATCCAACCCCCAAAACGCCTGCCACGTTCTCGGCTTGACAGTTTTGACTGGAATACCCAGGGCGAATAAGTAGCCTAACCATTGCCCGTAATTAACCACCAAGGATTCCTGCCGTTTAATCACGGCGATATCATTACTCCAAATGTTTATTTTTTCCAAAATGGCACATGGAAATTTACCAGATAGGATACGAAGGTTGTGCAAATCATCGAGATTATCCCATCTGCCCATCCTGGCTTCACGGTATTTTTTGATTCGGTTATAATGCCATACGCAAAAAGCTCCATTTACTCCTGGGTCTATACCCAACCAAACGTTCATTCTTTTACCTTGGGTTGAAAATGATCGCATGGGTGTAAAACATATTGCGATCCGTTTATTAACATGGGCCTGGCTACGTGAGATTTCCAATTAGGGGCCATGCATTCAAACAATTGACCCTCAAGACTCTGGCAGCAATGAGGGTGTAAATGAGCACAATCCACGCAAGCTATTTCATGCGATTGCGTTTCAGAAGCCTTTTTTTGCCCTCTTTTACCCCTAGCCATGCTCTCCTATTCATTCCCCCTTTTTCGTTCAAATTTAACCCCAAACGGGGCAATCTTATGGACGCAACCCTACCCTTTTTGAAAACGCTTAGCTAGGTCTTGGCGAGTTCGGGGAGATAACCTTCTTTTGCGAAACGCCTTCATTTTTTCGGCCACTGTGGGCAATAATCCAACCGGAAAATAAAACAGGGTTTCCCGGCCCTCTATATGGGTATCAATCCATACCCCTTTTTCGTGCTTCAATTCCTCATAAAGAGATAAAACCGTAATGCGTTTCCTGGGGGTGTAGTAGCAGAGAATGGATTTCCAAGGGTTATCCAGGTTCTCCCGGAACAGGTAAATGAATCCACCATCCTGGCACGGAATGCCCAAAATCCATGCCTTGTTTGCATGGCGATCATCCTTGGAAAGTAAGCCCCATTCCTCCTGCTTGTTCAATTGCCACCGACCCTTGGTGATTTTGTGCCAATCAAACATAATTGCTTCCTAGGAACATTTGCTGTAACCACAATGGTTACAGGTCAGGCAGCCTCCTTGAGAGATAAGAGTATGGCCGCAATCCGGGCATATGGGAACACCGATATTTTCATCTGCATCCACTGCCTCGATACCCGTTACCTCCTTAAGCACTCGGGCAATCCCATCAGAACAGGATAAGATCATATCTCCATTATTCCAAATGGGATTAGGGCATCTGATTCCCGATAACTGCTTGATAATCGGTTCCACCCCCACTCCCGATCGGAGGGCGGTGGAAATCAGCCTGCCTATGGTTTCAATCTGAGAGGCTACACACCCCCCACTTTTACCCATCTGGGCAAATACTTCACAAATCCCCTTATCATCATGGTTAACTGTCACGTAGAGCTTGCCACAACCGGTTTTGACACATTCGGTAATACCCTTGGTTTGTTTTGGCCGAGGGGCGGGAACAGCCCTCAGGGTTCCCTGGCAATTCAGCACCTGGTAGGGCCTGCACATATCCCGGTAAACTGTGATTCCCTTTAAGCCCAGTTCATGAGCTTCTAAAAAAACCTCTTTTACGTCTTCACGGGTAGCATCGGCTGGAAGATTAATAGTCTTGGATACCGCATTATGAGTATGGACCTGAAAAGCCGCCTGCATCCGAAGGTGCTGTAGGGGAGTAATATGATGGGCGGTTTTAAACAATTCCTTGATATCCTGGGGAACATTTCCTATATCCTGCACGTCACCCCTTTCCCCGATCTTCTGAGCCAGGTCCTCAGACCAGAAACCCCTTGTCTTGGCGATCCACTCAAACTCCGGGTTGAGGCAAACCATTTCCTTACCATCCAGGGCACGTCTCACATACGATACCGCAAACAAGGGTTCAATCCCGCTGGAGCAGTTGGCAATAATACTAAGGGTTCCTGTGGGGGCAATGGTAGTTACGGTAGCATTGCGCATATGCTTTAAACCATTGTTATCCCAAAGAGAACCCTTGAAAGCCGGAAAGCTTCCCCGTTCAGCCCCAAGTTCAATTGACTTGGTGATGGCCTTCTCTTTAATGAACCCCATTACCTTTTCAGCCAAATGTATAGCACTATCCGATTCGTAGGGCATTCCTAGCTTAATCAGCATATCGGCCCATCCCATTACCCCCAGGCCGATTTTGCGAGTTAACTTGGTTCGATCTCCAATAATAGGCAGGGGATACCGATTCATTGTAATAACATTATCCAGGAAATGCACTGCATCCTTGACTACATGGGATAGGTGGTCATAATCTATTTGCCCACCCCTGACAAATTTTCCCAAGTTAATTGAACCCAAGTTGCAGGACTCGTAAGGTAACAGGGGTTGCTCTCCACATCCCCGAGATACGTAACCATTGGTAATCCACGTATCGGTAGTAGGTTCATACAGGTCATATACCGTATCGAAACCATCGGGAGTGATATTGTTAATGATTACCCTGTTTAATTGGGGGTGTAATATTCCGAAAGGACTCTTGGTGGGTTTCAATTGAATTGAATCACCCGGTTCCAATTGATCCAACCTAATTGGGGTGAACAATGAATTACTTTGATTCTTAATGGTGCATACCCCTCTTTTGGCAGCGTAAAATTGGTGCGATGCGGTAACCCTGATATACCCCCCATCTGAACAATCAACCCGGAATACTGGCATTTTTTCATGCACTTCTCGCTTTGCAACAATGCCTACTCCCTTGACCGTGTTGATCTTATCGCCTATCTGGATATCCTTGGCAGGACGAAAGCCGGTAGGAGTAGCAACCATGGTATCACCGGTTACACATGGATTGGTTGCCTCAATATCCATTAAATGGGAAACCGGATTATGACGATTAATCTCATCAATAAAAATAATCCCCGGCTCTCCCGTGGCCCACGCACTATCCACTATTAAATTAAATAGATGCTCAGGATCAACCCAAGTAACCACCTTGTGAGGATTACGCGGATCCACTAATCCAAAAGCCTCTCCTGCATGAAGGCACTTCATGAATCTGTCAGTTATGGCAACTGAAATATTGAAATTATTCAAACGTGTCGTATCATTTTTGCACGTAATAAATTTCTCAATATCCGGGTGGTCAATCCGCAGGATGCCCATGTTGGCCCCCCGGCGGGTTCCACCCTGCTTGATGGCTTCGGTTGCCGCATCGAAAACTTCCATAAAGGATACAGGGCCGGAAGCTACGCCATGCGTGGAAAACACGACAGAGTTTTCGGGCCGGAGATTGGAAAAAGAAAACCCTGTGCCTCCCCCGCTTTTATGGATTATGGCAGCGTTCTTAACTGCATCAAAGATACTGTCTATGGAATCCTTTACCGGCAATACAAAACAAGCCGATAGCTGCCCCAAGGGTCTATCAGCGTTCATTAGGGTAGGGCTATTGGGCAGAAATTCCAGGTTAGCCATCATGCTGTAAAACCGATCCCTGGTTTCATGATTGCCGGGACCGCCATACAGACAGTCTGCATTGGCAACATACTGCGCTACCCGTTGAAAAAGCTCCTGTGGTGTTTCGATTACCTTGCCGTCAGTATCCTTTTTGAGATAACGCCTTCTAAGCACCCTCAAGGCATTTTCGGTAAGTTGCTCCATATATTAATATCTCCTATAAATTGGTTTTAAAAAAGATTTTTATGTGCTTGTTTTAACCGGGGAATGGCTATTTCATTGGCATATTCACCATTCATTTCAATTCCGATAAAATTCCGGCCATGTTTCAGGGCCGCTATTCCAGTGGTTCCTGTGCCCATAAACGGGTCAAGCACTATTCCTCCAGGGGGACAGCCGAACAAGATCAAGGGAGTTATCAAGTCCAGCGGGAAAGCAGCGTGGTGCTTTTTCCCGCTTTTGATCTTGGGGGGATTACATTGTAGCAATAACAAGGCATCCCCATTACGCCAATTACGCTTGATTCCCAAGCATTCCTTGGCGGATTCCATATCGCTATAATATTTTTTTCCCGACTTGGTAAACAGGTGCACCACTTCCACACTGGTATTGGGTCTATCCTTGTGGGGTTCCGGCATGGAGGCAGGTTTAACCCAGGGTATCCATTGCCGCCAATACCATCCTTCTCTCATGAAGGATCGGGCAATCATCCAGGGAATACCGAGCAGGTCCTTGGGTTTGAATCCCGCAGGCGCTTTCCTGGGATTCTGGCGGGTTCCCTGGGGAATGATTTTGCCGAATTGTCTGTGCCTTTCCTGGTATTCCCCTGACCCACTCCCCCCCGACTGGGCATAACTATCTCCAATGTTTAACCAGAATATCCCTGTTGGTTTGAGCACCCTCATTAATTCCTTGGCAATTATGGTTAAATGTTTAACATACATATCGGGATGGGGTTCTAAACCCAAACACCCTCTCCATGCCTTGCATTTAATGCAAAATTGCCCTTGACTTACTTTAAAAACACTACCCTTGTTAGTAGCTTGCTTATTTGATAAACATTTATCCAAGCTCCATCTTTTATCCCTAAACCCCTCCATACCCCACTCGTGCTTGCAATGGGGATCACCATCCCATACTATAGGAGGCAATCCATAATCCCTTACCCCATAGTAGGGGGGAGAAGTAACGATACAATCCACGCTTTCGGTTTGCATCCTTTCAAGAGCTTCCAGGGCATTACAGATTAACACATTATATTCAGGCATCAGCCACTTCTCCTGCAAGATGGGTAAACAATCTCAACTTGAGGTCGGAGTATTTAATCAAGGATTGGGAAAGATCATCATAATAAGCAAAGTTCTCACATACCACCTCCTGCACCCCGGCGTTGATGATTTCTATAAGGCAATCCTTGCAAGGCACCCCGGTATTAAGATAAAGGGTTGAACCCTTAACCGGAATACCAAGCCTGGCTGCCTGCACAATAGCATTACGCTCTGCATGTGCGGCAGGGCAAATATGTAAGCCCTCTCCCGACTTGTAACCCAGGATGCGCCGGGGGCAAGTTTTCTTTCCCGTTTCCGCATCTACCCAATCACAATGGGGATACCCGCGTGGAGGTCCATTGTATCCAGTGCAAATTACTACATTATCCCGCACCAGGATGGCTCCGATCTGCCGACTCAGGCACTTGCTGTTTTGGGCTACAGTGCAACACATGGAGTGAAAGTAGGCATCCCATTCCTTGAGTTTAATTAAATCCATAAATCTCCTTCCCCCAAGGGTCCCTGCTGGACTTCCACAGTCCATGCCTTGAGAATTTTCTCATCCTTCCAGGCAATCATTAGGTTGTATTTCTTGTGATTAATGTTATCCCTTACTTTAATTACAATAAGTTTTGCTTCCTCTTTACCACAAAAAACCAAACCACCATACACGGTTATCCTTGTTGTATCTAAATAGATACCTGCAATTTTACTTGCATCTTCTCTAGTCAGCTTTTGTGGTATTAGGGGGTTGGAAGGTATAACTTTTTCATTTTCCTGATTTGCGCCCCGCGTGGGAGTTACAGCCCACATCAGCAGGGCCAGGGAAAAGGAAAGTATTAATGCGATAATCTTCATTATTTCTCCTTTCAAACAATCCCTACCCTTGTCATGATACTCTTGAGAGTAACCAGAATAATTTCCTTGATTCCAATATCCTTATCCTCTTTAGTTACGGGTGGTTGCGTGATAAACATGGAGTAACGGTCAACATCGGGAGTGGTAATAAGAGGCTTGTCTTCCGGGATTGCACCAACAGGGAGATAGGATAATAATCCGTCTTTGATCTCCGGGTAGTAGTCCAGGTATCCCTTGAAGCCCTTGGCATAAGGGGGTTTATAAAAATGGTGATCCCTGATTACCCTAACCTTCTCAAATTCCATGGCCCACCTAGGCAGCCCATAACCCATTTGGCTACAGGCACGGGGATTAAGGTAAAAGAGGGCACCATCCAAGGGATCAACCTCACCCAGTAAGGCTTGGGTTGCTGCATTTTTAGCCTCTCTCCAATTTAACAGGCTATGTTTCCAAGGCCTGAAAGCGGCCTTGTAGGAGGGATCATTACTTCTCGTCCAGCTGAATTGCAGGTATTGAGCAATTACCCCCACTATATCCCCAGGAGGCCAAGGTGACTTAACCCCGTGGTTCTCGCCCCAAAGGTAGAAAAAGGCCCGATTTAAGGTAAGGGTAGCAACTGCTTCCATACCGCGTTTACCTTGACCCCTGGCTTCGGCCCAAATATTCCGGCTTAATGCGTAGTATGGACCTACCGTTCTTAGTAGGGCATACATTTTGGGAGTGCAGAACTTATACATTGTCAATCAACTCCTTACTGTGCAGTTAATTTAAGGTTAAAAAATTAAAAGGGTATATCTTCATTAGAATCGGTGACGTTACTTTTTCCACTTCCACTCCCACCTCCACCAAGTATAACCATTTCATTAACCCGCACCTGCATCCTGCGCTGCTTAACCCCATCTCGTTCCCATTGTTGCTCTTGCAGGGAACCACTAATAAAAACCTGCTTACCCTTGGTCAGATATTCGCCGCAAACTTCAGCCAGCTTACCCCACGCTACCAATTCAACCCAAGTGGTTCTTTCTTTTTCCTTGAATCTTTCCGTTACTCCCAAGGACATATTACACACCGCAGTTGCCTGGGGTGTGTAGCGTAACTCCGGGTCACGCCCCAAGTATCCAATTAGATTAACCTGATTAAGACCCCTAGCCACTTTAATCTCCTTTTCTCCAATTTACATTCACGAATTTACAACCATCCACCAATTTAAAGGTGAACTCAATACCGCTGGGATTCAACCCCGGTTTAGCCCAATTCTTACCCTTGACAATGCAACATTTGCCAGAATCCATGCTGAGATACAACCTGGCTTTTTCCAGGGTAAAATCCGCACCCCGGCCTAAATCTGCTCCCCTCTTTTTTTGTATGGCAATAACTGCAATACCCTGGTCAAGATTGTCAAATATTTCCCTGATGGTTTCACCCACTGCATAGAAATCCTGGCTGACTTCCAAGTAGTCAATAAGATTGATTGAATTGGGTTCAATGGCGTCAGGAAAATTGGTCGCCCTCTCAAAAACATTCAGGGGTTG